CACTTGTATTTATTGAGTCCGATGGCCCATTAACAAAGAAAGAAACGGTACCAATTTGTGTAATAACATTAACACCTAAATTACTTCCCGTACCACCACCAATTCTATATTGTATAAACATGGTTGTGTTGGCCTTAACCGTACTACCTAACGCCAAATTATTAGAATATTTATATAAATTTAAATTATAACCATCTCTTGCAAATTCTCGTAATTGTTCGTCAGCAGATTGTGTACCACCACCAAAAGTCATTTTTAAGAATCCTTCAGGAGTAAACTCGGTGATGAACTTATCACTTGTTGTAACATATCTTCCAACTTTAATTCCAGGTTGGTCAGAAACTTTGGTAGGGTCTTCGATGAATACTCTATCCTCAATTAACGCCTTAACCTCGTACCATCTATTATCGGCACCTAAGAATTCTTGTGACGAAGGCATATTTGCATATTGGGTACCATCTTTTAATAAAACACTTGTCACCCCTAAAACATTTTTTTCAGGTAGGAACATTTCAAAGAATGGTTTAACATCGTTAGGTGTCATCACTCTTTTATAAACTTTAGTAATACCATTAACAACGGTCTCTCGTTTTACAATGGTATAATTAAGTAATTTATTATTTGAATCAAAATTAGGTATTTTTAATCTATTTGGAAATCCGTCTGCGTTAATTGCTGACGCAAAATCAATGTCGTAAACCGTTTCAAACACTTGACCTGCACCACTAACTTGTGACCCTCTTCTTAATATACCACAATATCTTAAATCTTCCTTGTCTCCAAAAGCGGGTACGGTAATTGAGAAATCTACTAATGCGACCGAAGGTCTTTGACCTGGCACTTTTAATCCGTAAGTTCTTGCAATGTTAAAGATTGATGACCTTTGTTGGGCATATTGTAAAACAGTTTCCTGAATACTTCGGTCAATGTTGAATTGTAAGTTATACTAACCGCGGCGTTTAAGTCCAATAACGCTGAGAACACTGACGCATCATTAAAATTGTCAATTAACTCGGGATAGTATGTTCGGGTAAAATTAATTAACTCAGTTCTTATTGACTGAAAATCCCTTGTCGTATACGATATTTTTTTATTAGCCATATATTATTAAATATTAATGATTACGAAATCACTCTGATTAAATGCTGAATCTGTGACTATATAATCAATTTTAATTTTAGCGGTATGTTCTTTCTCACTTATACCAGGAACTCGATAAACTCTTACATCTCCTTGGACGTAGGTTCCTTTATCTTCTTCCCCATTAGACGCGGCAGTTACACTTAGTTTTGTTATAGTGATTCCTGGGATATATTCAGAAACCGAGTCTCTTATTTCCGCCTCAATATCTGAAAATGTTGGTCCATCCATAGGCTCAAAAATGTATTCATAAAGTCTTGTACCAAAATCAGGTAAATAATATCTTGTACCTTTTCTAGTTAATAATAAATGAATTAAGTTTGCCCTAACCTCTTCATCACCATCTTGTGATAAAGAAAGATAATTACCTTTTAAAGAATCTCTAAAAGGGAAGTTAACTCCATATGTTTTTCCTTCTGCCATATACTATAAATATAGTGTCGTAATATTTTCAATAAATAGATGTAAAATAAAAAATCACGACATAGTGTCGTGATTTCTGTCGTGATTATTTAGTAATCACATTCCCTTTTTTGTATTTTGGTTCGTATGGACAATTTAAACATCCATTCCCGCAACAACTACCCCTTCGTTTATGATAACTTTCCGTCATCACCATTTTACCTTGTTCCCAATAAAAATCGGTAGGTAAATGTTTGTTTTTGGGGGTAATTTCTTTAATATGTAATTGGACAATCCAATCGTTAGATACGTTTACAGTCATTTAATTCTTTTTTCTCTGATTATAAAACGCTAACAACACTTGATATGTTAACGTTACATTATTTCCCCACGATATTTTTACCTCTTCCATTTTAAAGATTATTTTATTTCACATCCACCTGCACCACAAGCGATTTCACCACTTAGGTTTGTTTCATCAGAATGTTCAACAACTTTAGTTAAATCAATTGAATGTAACTTAGTTATCATCGCATCAAATTCTTCTTTAGTACAATCGGTAAACGGTGCTTGAATATACGTTCCCCCATCATGTGGTAAAACAGATAATCCATTATAAAAATCTCTATTGTTCCACATCCAATCTCCCGCTAAATCCCAATCTTCCGCCTTCAAACTAATTGTTGCAGATACGTTGTGCATATTTGAACCTCCTCTATGTCCTGGTCTAACCCACTCTTGAGTTACTTTTTTAACTCTCTCCAATAGTTGGAATGGACTTTCTGTTCTTAATATTGCCCCTTCAGGTGCCTTTTGTGGTACCGAAATTACTGCGGTATCGTGAGGTCTAAAGAATTCGTCTTCAACTAATTCGGGGTGAAACTCACTCAAATATTGGTAAATAGACTCATTTTTTCCAACACGAATTCTTCTGATATAATAATCATTATGCCAAGCGTGAATTCCTGAAGACGTTCCTAAAGTTAATGATGTTGTTCCTGCAGGTTTTACTGTTGTAGTTCTTGCGGATTTATTAACACCAATTAATTTAGCAACTCTTTCGTTTTCTTCTTTAACAATTTTTGCCGCCTCTTTCATGTTATAACCTAAAACAACTCCCGAACCGATTCCCGTCATAGAAACACCGATTAATGCGTCTTTCTCAGTTGTTCTCTTCCAAATATCTCTTAAATAATGGAAGTTAGTGTAACCTGCTTGTAATGTTCCAATAAAAGCCGCCGCTCTAACACGGTTATTTAAATCTTCTTGTGATTCGATATCAGAAACATTTACCTCACATAAATTACAAAACTGATTAGGTCTTAATGCGATTTCACAACAAGGATTTGTTCCCCAATCTTTATCATTTGTAAAATAAATTCCTGGTTCACCTGCTCCTGAAGCCTCAATACGTTTCCATAAATCCATAAAAAATTCTTGGGTGATTTTGTGTCTCAATAACGCCGCTGAGTTATTTGCTCTACCTCTTTGTGGATTTGTTTCCCACCAATTACCTGACTTACAAGAAATCATTTCTTGGTCATCAGCACTAAACAAAGAAATTAACGCTGCTCGTCTAATACCTCCCGCAAGAACCGCGTCAGCAATATGACAAACCATATCATGAACTTCAATAGGTGTTAATCTATCACCATCTTGTTTTGATTCTAAAATTCCTCTTAATTTATGTAAACAATCTTTAAGCGGTTGAGGTCCAGGAGCCTTACCTCCTGATGTTACAAGTTGAGCCCCTTTCTGTCTAATATCAGAAAAATCAAAATCAGGTGTTGATACTTGTTCCCCAAAATAGGATTTGAACAATACTTTAATTGCGTCCGCCCATCCTTCGATTGAGTCTCCGATTAAGTATCGTCTTTTTCTATTCTCACTTGGTTTTCTTATTTCAGGTAATTTTTCTACGTGATGTTTTTGTACTGAGTATCCAACACCCGTCCCGCCTAACAATAGGAACATTGATTCAGAAAATGCGTCCAAGTGGTCGATTGGTAAATAAGCACAGTTATAAATTCTGTTTGGTGATATTTCAATTGGTTTTCCACCAAATTGCATCGACCTCATTGATGGTAATACTTTCTTATCATACACAAATTTATACACCTCTCTAATCTCACTTTCAAGTGATGGGTATTTTTTAATGTGCATGTTTATGTTTCGGGTTACTAATTCTTCCCAAGTTTCACGTCTGTTTAATTCAGGTACAAATTTTGCGTACTTCATATAGACTGTTAAGTCCGATAAAATCTTTTGTGATGCGTCCATAGTTCTACTAATTCTTTTTTTTTATTTTTTTTGGTTATTGTTTTTCTCTTTCTTTTCTTTTATCAATCAAATCCTTGATTCGTTGTCTATTTCTTTCTTCTGTCTGTTCTTCAAGACCTAAGAATGTTACTGATGATTCTGTATCAATATCTAACATACCGTTATCAAATTTACAGTTTTCAAACACAACACCGTCATCACCAATTCTTGATTTAGTAATAGCAATTGTCGCTAATTTCATTTCTTTTTGTTGTAACGATTTTGCCACGGAAATGATTACGTGTCCAACCTGAGCCTTCTTAATTGACCCTCCCATTTGGTCTGTTGTAACAACTTCAGAAGAAATAGAGCTTCGGTTACCTTGAGTTGCGGTCCAACCAACTAGGTCAAGTTCGTGACACATCGATTCAAATGCTCTCATTACAGACCCTTCGGATTTCCATTCGTCACCAAGGTTTTTGTTAGGTACAACACAATCAATATAATCAAGTAATACCATATCAATCTTAACACCGTCAGCAATCATTTTTCTGATTTGTCCTTTGATTTGTAACATAGTTACAGTATCTGATGGTAATTTTTTAAGTATTAACTTATTCTCCATAGAGTCTTTAATCTCTTTGACTTTAGCCATTACTTCTTCTTTCTTTATGGTTAACTCATCAGGATGTACTTTCGTCCATAGTGTGATGTGTTTTCTTTGAATAATTTTAGGGTTATCCTCAAAAAATATTTGTAGGACATTATATCCTAAATTAAATGCGTGATTTGAGATTTTGGTTAATAATGTTGACTTACCAACACCTGTTGGGGCTAATATCACACCGATTTCTCCTCGTGCTAACCCACCTTTTAAGAGTCTATCAATACCTGGAATACCCATTGGTATTGGGTGTCTATAATCTTCGTTTAAAACCTCATCTAAGTTGTT